GCGCATCAAAGCGTCATACGCCAGAGGTCAGCGCGCCTGTCCGGTTTTCAGTGGCAAGTTGAAGGACGAACCCCGAGCGACGAAGAAAGTGGCTGAGGGTAAGGTGCGAGTGTTCACAGCGGCACCAGCTGATTGGAGCTTCGTAGTGCGTCAATTTCTGTTACCAGTGGTGAAGCTGATGCAGGAAAATCCGTTTGTCTTCGAAGCGTCGCCTGGATGCACCGTACAGTCGCTGGAGTGGCAGAGTTACTACAAGTTCCTTACCCACTTTGGCTTCGACCGCATGGTGGCCGGTGATTACGGCAAGTTCGACAAGAAGATGGAGGCGTTGATCATCCTTTTGTCTTTTCGTGTCTTGCGCAACCTGTGCAAGGAGGCGGGCTGGGAAGCGGATCAGCTGATTGTGGTTGATTGCATCGCAGAAGACACAGCGTACTCCTTTGTGAACTTCGATGGTGACCTGGTCGAGTTTTTCGGGTCTAACCCGTCTGGCCACCCACTCACAGTCATCATCAACTGCATCGCCAACGCACTGTACATGCGTTACGCTTTTGTCGAACTGTGCCCGTTTGAGGGGTCAGTGTATGAGAAGGCGCGGCGATTTAAGGACCACGTGCGATTACTCACGTATGGTGATGACAACACCATGGGAGTTTCACGTGGAGCTGACTGGTTCAATCACACGGCCATCCAAGCGGCCATGACCAACATTGGTGTTGAGTACACCATGGCGGACAAGGAGAGTCATTCTCGTCCCTTCATCCACATCAGAGAGATCTCGTATCTTAAGCGATCGTGGCGCTGGGACGAGGACGTTGGGGCTGTCGTAGGACCGTTGGAAGAGGCATCCATCCACAAGATGCTCACCATCTGTAACCCGTCAGGTGATGAGTCACCCGAGTTGCATATGGCCAGTGTCATGACGTCAGCTCTGAACGAGTGGTTCTGGCATGGAAAGAAGAAATTTGAAACGGAGCGCGAGTGGCTGTGGAAGCTTGCGCAGGACCACAATCTCACAATGGAACTAGAATTCAAGGGTTTTCCAACGTGGGACCAACTGAAAGAGCGATTTTGGTCAGCTTCCAAGGGCGTGGAAGGAGCCGAGATTGGGTGTGTTGTAGAGCACCCGCGCAGTGTGCTGCCGAATTAGTCTACACCTCCTGTGCGATCTGTGTATTAAATGTTATGCGTTTCGAACTAGTATAAGTGTGCGTACAGGTTGTAAGTCCACCCTTCAGGGGGTTCGCCTTTTTAGGAGTGAGGGTTAGGGATGCCCACGAAAACGCGAACTTGCATGTAGAATGAGTCATCTCTTGCATTTTAAAAAGGCTTGCTAAAACAACAAACAACAAACAAAACAACAAAACAAAGAAACAGAATGCTCCACCGTTGGAGCGCTATGAGTGTCCACACTGTGACCATGTGATGGTTATGGGGGATACAAGAGTAGAATGCGAAGATTGTTGCCCATGGAAGTGTGTGGTGCAATCTGAAGAGACGCTGTTGGCTCCGCTCGTTGAGCAAATGGCCACAACGCAAGAGCAGACCACCGCTTTTATGGACGCAAATCCAGGGAGCACGACGGGAATAGGTGCTTCACCGCTCGACTATGAGATGGCGGATGCACAAACGTCTGCAGATCTGAAGTCTTTCTTGTCACGCCCAGTACGGATTGTAACTACCACATGGACGCAGGCTGCACCACAGGGTATATTGGGTGCTGCGTTCTTTCCATGGACGCTGTTTCTCAACAACACTTCCATCAAGAACAAGTTGAGCAATTACGCGTTCTTCCGAGGAAATCTCAAGTTGAAGATCATCACGAACGCTTCGCCGTTTATGTATGGGTCTTTGCGCGCAGTTTACAAACCACTGCCGAGTTTTTCAGGAAACGCTATTGCTTCCAGCGTCCCGTCGTCATTGATACCGTTCTCGCAGCGTCCTGGCGTTTGGATCACACCAGCACACAGTGAAGGTGCAGAGTTCACCTGCCCTTTCATCTATCCACGTTCGTTCGTGCGTACTGGATTGATCGCAGAGATCGATGAGATTGGCCAGATGGTGTTCCAGGTGTATAATCCACTAGCCAGTGCGAATGGGTCCACCAGTTCGGTAACTGTGCAAGTATATGCGTGGATGGAGGATGTTGTGCTCGCAGGACCAACTGTTGGAGCGGTTTTGCAGACGGATGAGTACGGAGCGGGAGTGGTTTCTGCCCCTGCTTCGGCTGTCGCAGCCGCCGCTTCTATGTTGACCAAGGCGCCATTCATTGGGAGGTTTGCGAAGGCGACTGAGATCGGGGCTTCGGCGACGTCACAGATCGCGAAGCTTTTCGGGTACACAAATGTCCCAGTGATTGAGGACACTAAACCGGTGCGAAACTCCCCATTCCCGTCATTGGCAACTGCCGAGATCGGTTACGTGCATGATAAGCTGGCGTTGGATGCGAAGAACGAGCTGTCTATCGATCCCTCCATTGCAGGATTGGGGGGTGAGGATGAGTTGACTGTTGCATCGTTCGTTCAGAGAGAGTCGTACTTGGTCGGAGTTGACTGGTCTAGTGCTTCCCCTCCTGATACCCCTCTGTTCACGAGTGTGGTTTTGCCGCAGTTGACATTCTACAGTGGTAATACGATTGATTTCACGCCTATGTCCCTGGTCTCAAACATGTTTCGCAACTGGCGTGGCGACATTATCTTCCGCTTCAAGTTTATCGCATCCCCCTTTCATAAGGGGCGTGTGCGCATCAGTTACGATCCTCAGTCGACAGCCATCCAGACTACAGGAGATACTGGACCTTTCGTGTTGAATAGGATCGTAGACTTAGGAGCGGAGACTGATGTCGAGTTTAGGGTACCGTACCAACAGGCGCTTCCATGGTGTTACACTCTCGCAAGTAACCAAACGCAGGTGTTTTCTACTTCGACTTCACCTACGTTAACCATGACCGACACCTTCCATAACGGAATGCTTTCCTTGAAGGTGTTGACTGCTTTGACGGGACCGACAACAACCGCTAGCGTGGGTGTGCAAGTATTTGTTCGTGGCGCAGAGAATTTGGAGTTCTCAAACCCCTCATCTGCTCCATCCGATCTTTCACCCTATGCGATCCAGTCTGAAGAGTACTACGACAAGGGTAACGTTGTTTCCGATGACATGGGAGATGTGTCGGATGCTTCTGCTCATCGTGCGTTGGTCAACTTCGGTGAAAGTGTGAGATCACTTCGGACGCTGATACGACGTCATAATTTGTTGGACACGACGTATATCGGCCCACCAACTGCGACTACTGCTGGAGTTTATCGAATTGACCAGACACGTTTCCCTGCGTACTATGGATACGATCCGTCCGGTTGGAACTCGGCTAAGGGTATCAACGTCCCAGCTTCGAACTTCAACTTCAACTTCCTCAACGTTACTCCTTGGCATTTGCTTGCCCCGTGTTTCCTTGCGCAGCGAGGGTCCATGAATTGGGTTTTTAACCCCAGTAAAGGTTCGTTGGGAATTGTATCGAGAGTTTCACGCAACAATCTCACGTTCGGTACGTACTCCAACCAGTATGTGTCTTCGCCAAGCACTACAATCAACTTGGTTGAGGCGGCGTATTGGAAGAACTCACGCTCGACCGCTGCCGGTTCGTCTCTGACGCACACCAACACCACGTCTGGCCACGCGATAGTGGCACCAAGTTACTCGGCTTTCAAATTCCAGTCTACCAGACCGCAGGGCTCCACCAACCCTTCGGCCATTGGTTCGGCTAGCTATGATGGCACTGTGTACGATACGCTTTCCGTGGAGTTCCCTTATGATGCGAACAACAATTCGCTGAATGGAGTAACCATAGAACGATACTTTGGCGTCGGCGCAGATTATACGTTGCATTTCTTCATGAATTGTCCAACGTTGTTCTACGTTAATGCTGCGCTTGTCGTTCCAGCTTAAGTACAGAAACAGTAACTTACATGTTCTGATGTAGCAGACCCTACATT